CGATAGCCAGCTACCTAGCTCGTAGCGATCTGAACTCAGTAATCCCTGACTTCATCCGTCTGGCTGAGGAACGGTTGCGTCGTGACCTGAGAATCCGTCAGATGCTGGTGGTGGCTACGGCTAACACGACTGGCGGTGATCCCACGGTGGGACTGCCTACCGACTTCCTTGAAATGCGGGACATCCACTTTAATACGACTCCGATTAGCTCGGTATCGTATGAGTCCCCTAATACTTTCTATCAAAGCACACGGGCTACTGAAGCAGGTATCCCACGGACTTACACGGTCTTGGCTTCAGAGATTCAGTTCGCGCCTATCCCTGATACGGCTTATCAGGCTCAGATGCTGTACTACGCCAAGCCTCCTCTGCTGAGTGACTCCAATGCAAGTAATGTCTTCTTGGCTAACTGCCCTGATGCGCTGCTGTATGGGGCGCTAGGAGAGGCTGAACCGTATCTGATGAATGACGCTAGGTTGCAGGTCTGGGGCGCATTGTATGACCGTTCTATCACTTCTATATCTAATGCTGACCAAGCTAGTGAGTACAGCGGTCAGCCTATGGCAATGTCTTATAACGTGAGGTAAATCATGGCAGAAATGTCGAATTATCTGGAAAACGCTCTGATTAACGGTACTTTGCGGGGTACGACTTACACTGCACCTACTACTGTTTATGTCGGTCTTTATACGTCTAATCCTACTGATGCTGATACCGGCACAGAAGTCTCTGGCGGCTCTTATGCTCGTCAGTCTGTTACTTTTGGCGCTCCCAGTAATGGCGTTAGTACAAACAGTGCTGCCATTGAGTTCCCACAAGCTACAGCCTCATGGGGGACTGTAGGCTGGATCGGTATTGAAGATGCGCTAACCAGTGGCAACTTGCTTTATCACACTGCTCTGGATACATCTAAGACGATTGATACTGGAGACATCTTTAAGATTGCTATTGGTTCGCTGTCTGTGACTTTGGCATAAGGAATTGTAAATGTCCACTATCGTAACAAGGGCTGGTAAAGGTAGTGCGCTAACCCACAATGAGGTGGACGCAAACTTTACGAACCTAAACACAGATAAGCTGCAATCAGGAAACACTGCTGCTGCCTTAACTATTACAACAGCAACCTTTGGTGCGGGTACTGCTGCTGCCCCAGCAATTACAACATCAGGCGATACCAACACAGGTGTCTTCTTCCCTGCTGCGGATACGATTGCGTTCTCCGAGGGTGGTGTTGAGTCTATGCGACTAAGCTCCTCAGGAAATCTTGGGATTGGTACGAGTTCGCCCGCAGCATTGCTACACGCTGCTAAAAGTTATGTGACCCCAACTGGCGGCATTAGTGCAGACACCGTTGGCATATTTTCAAAGAACGATACGGCTAACGGCAATGCAAACTTAAGCATTTTGTCGAGAAGCTCTGGCTATCAAAGAATTTATTTTGGTAATCAAATTGTCGAAAACGGCCAATATATTGAGGCGTACACCCAAGGCGGTACAGCGGCATATTTAGCATTTGGTACTGGCACTGGCGGTGTTGCTGGTACTGAACGCATGCGTATCGACTCCTCCGGCAACGTGGGGATTGGTACAAGTTCGCCGGGCGCGCGATTAAACATTGTTGATGCGACTTCGCAAGATGCACTCCGCATCACGCAGACTGGCACAGGCAATGCGCTGGTGGTTGAGGACAGCACGAACCCAGACAGTACGCCGTTTGTGGTTGATGCAAATGGCAGAATAATTGACGGATATACCGTTGCATTGTCTAATTATTATGACTTTGGTGGAACAGCAAGAACTCCGCAAATTCAATTACAAGGTGCATCACTTTCAACCGCAGGATTTGCACAGACAAATTGGGCATCAGCTAACAGCCCTCCAGCAATATATCTTTCAAAATCAAGATCGGGAACAATAGGAACGCAAGGTGTTGTCCTAAGTGGTGACAGTCTTGGGGCAATTCAATTTAATGGTGATGATGCGACAAATTTCATTCCCGGCGCAGCAATATTTGGTCAGGTAGACGGAACTCCCGGCACGAACGATATGCCCGGTCGTTTGGTATTTAGTACAACGGCTGATGGTGCAAGTACGCCTACGGAGCAGATGCGCCTTACATCCACAGGTGATTTGCGCTTTAACTCCGGCTACGGCTCTGTTGCTACTGCCTACGGTTGTCGTGCATGGGTGAACTTTAATGGTACCGCTACCAGCAACTTGACTGGTACATATTCACAAACCGGCACAGTCGTTACTGTTACCGCTACAGCACATGGGTTAATTACTGGAAATAGCGTCTATTTAGACATTACTTCTGGCACTGCGGTTGATGGTACTTATGAAGTGACAGTCACTGGAGTAAATACATTTACCGTTACTCAGGCATCAAGAACAACAAGTGGTAACGTAACTTTGGTACGCAGTACCATTAGAGCCAGCGGGAACGTATCAAGTGTTGCGGATAATGCTGCGGGCGACTACACGGTGAACTTTGCGACTGCGATGCCGGATGCAAATTATTCAATCAGCGGTCTTTCTGGCGCAGGCACTAGTGGTTCTACAAGCATAAGCGGCGTTAATAATAGCGGCAGCGACTTCGAATTTGCCACCGGATCCGTCAGGATACGCGCCGTAGACGCTAGCGGGAATACGGCGGTTGATTGCACTTATGTTAGTTTGTCTATTTTCCGCTAAAGGTTAATCATGAAACTAATAATTTACCCTAACGACAACGGCGGTATCTGCATATTAACCCCAGCGCCTGAGTGTCTTGCCATGCGCCCCATCGAAGAAATTGCAGCCAAGGACGTACCTGCTGGAGTGCCGTACAAGATTATCAATGCTAGTGATATGCCAACAGACCGCACCTTCCGTAACGCATGGGAAGCAGACATTACAGAGCCTGATGGTGTTGGTGCTGAGAGCAATGAATTCTCAGAGGTCGTGCAATGATTATCGTAAATATTGATAAAGCCAAAGCTATCGGACATGAGATTCGTCGGGCTAATCGTGAGAAAGAATTTGCTCCGCTGGATACAGTGATTATGAAGCAGATACCCGGCAAGGACGCGCAAGCCGCAGAAGCCGAACGCCAAGTAATTCGTGATAAGTATGCCGCTATTCAGGCAGAGATTGACGCAGCCGCAACACCTGATGAGATTAAAGCAGCACTAGGGGTTTGATTAAATAATGAGCCTTCAATACGTTGTCTATGACTATTGGGAATACGGCTACGCTGAAGGCGATGCAATCCTTGAGTTTGGAAGTGCATCAGTAACGGCAAATGCTAGTGTTTCCGCTGCGGCATCGGTATTAAAAGGCTCTGCTGCATCTATTACTTGTTTTGCAACTGTAACTGGTGTGCCGATAAGGATTAGAACGTCATCTGGCGCTATATCTGGTTCGGCTGCTGTTGCATCTGATGCTATTAGGATTAGGACTAGCTCAGGAAGCATAAATGGTCAGGCTACAGTCACAGCAATCGGAGGAGTGCTTTATAGCGATTCTGGGTCTATTAATTGTTCTGCTAATGTATCGGCCTACCCAACTGCGATATGGGCTGGAAACGGCTCTATTAACGTCGTAACGGTATGTGCTGCTACAGGCCAGATTATTGGTGAGGAATGGTCTGATTTAGTTCCTGACGCTACGAACTGGACGGGTGTTACTACGGGTGAGGACACATGGACTGCGGTGGTTGCTGGATCTGGTGAATGGACTCCAGTTACAGAAGTACCGAACACATGGACTACGCAATCTAGCGGGTCTAATACTTGGACGAGGCAGTAATGCAAAAGATTCTATTCGGTGAGTGGTTGCCAGATCAGCCGGGTGTTACTGGGGCTGTAACGGATGCAAAGAACTGTTATCCAGTTGCTAATGGTTATGCGCCGGTTAAGAGTGAGGCTGATTACTCTGACGCTGCTGGAGCTAATCTACTGATTACTTTTGCGGGTAAGTTCGATGGGGTTAGTTCACTGTTTGCGGCTAGTGCGACTCAGATCTATAAGTTTGATAGCAGTGATGCTGGTTTAGATGCGGCTACGACTACAGGTTACACGGCAGTAGATGGTTGGGATGTGACGCAATTTGGCCCGGTGATGGTCTTAGCTAATGGTATAAATAAGCTGCAAGCATGGACGCTTAATTCATCGACTAACTTTGCTGATCTAGCTGCTGCTGCTCCTGTTGCTAAATACGTAACTGTTGTGCGTGACTTTGTGGTGGCTGCTAACGACGGTAGTGACACAAGCAAGGTTTACTGGTCAGACTTGAATGACGAGACAGACTGGACTCCCGGTGCTGCTTCTCAGGCTGATAGTCAGATATTGCCAGAAGGCGGTGATATTACTGGATTGGCAGGTGGTGAGTACGGGCTGATCTTCTTGGAACGTGCTATCTACCGTATGAGCTATGTTGGTTCGCCGTTCTTCTTTCAGTTTGATGCTATTAGCCGGTCTTTGGGCTGTATTTCTAACGGATCAATTGCTCAGTACGGTAACTTGACCTATTTCCTTGCAGACGATGGCTTCTATGTTTGCGACGGTCAAACTACAAAAAATATAGGCTCTGAGAAGGTAAACCGCTGGTTCTTTGATAATGTAGTGCCGAGCGAAATATCTACCGGCATGAGTGCTACGGTTGATCCTGTTACTAAATTAGTAATATGGAAATTTAACAATACCTTTGGCGGTAAGTCTTTGTTGATGTTTTCGATTGACCTAAACAAATGGTCTTACGCTGATACCACAGCTAATTCTATTGCTTACATATTAACACCATCCGCGACACTAGAGCAGGTGGATAACTACAATTCAAGCATTGATGCGCTTGAGATTTCCTTGGATTCTCGTGTTTTCGCCGGTGGTCAGTTGCTGTTTGCTGGGGTAAGTGGCGAGAAAATCATATCTTTCTCAGGCCAGCCTAAGACTGCCAATATATCAACGGGTGATATTGATATAGGCCGGTCTACAATAATGCTGGCAAAGCCTATTGTAGATAATGGCAGTGGTTCGATAGCTGTTTCTAGCCGCGATAATCTTGCTGAGACGGTGGAATTTGGCTCGGATGTGTCTCCAGACGCAGAAAACCGTGTGAGCTTGCGGTCTAACGGTGAATATCACAGGCTGAGACTGACTCCAACTGGGACTAGCTGGAAGACAGCCGTAGGTTTAGAGTTTGACGTTGTTAAACAGGGTGACAGATGACCCAGTTCCGTACTTTACCGCCATTTGGTAGCGATCCTCGGGGTGTTGCTGAGATCGTTCGTGGGATTATGGACGGGAAGACCAATAATACTGGTCTGATTACCCTAGCCACTGGTAATGCGACTACAACCACCCTTAACGACGAGCGTATAGGCTACGACAGCCTGATATTCTTTGTCCCGGTATCTGATGCTGCTGAGGCTGATGCGGCTCCATATGGGGCTTTCCAAGACTCTACAGATCAAGTAGCTGCCAATACGACAACAGCCTATACTATTACATTAAATACAACAGATTATAGTAGTGGCGTATACGTTTCTAGTTCCTCCAGAATAAATGTCAGAAACTACGGTGTTTATAACATCCAGTTTTCTATTCAATTCAAGAATACGACAAACGACACTCAGGACGTAGATATATGGTTCCGTAAAAACGGTACTAATATTGCGGATTCTAATAGCAGGTTTTCTTTGCCAGCTAGAAAAAGCTCCGGCGATCCTTCTCACCTGATTGCTGCACTTAATTTCTTCTTAGAATTAAATGCTAACGATTATATTGAGATTATGTGGCGCACCACTGATGTCGGGGTTTCTATTGAGCATTTTGACACTAGCGCAAGCCCTACCAGACCGGCAGTTCCATCGGCTATCGTAACTGCGTCTTATGTTGCTCCTAGTGCAACAACCAATGTATATGTTTCCGCTAAACAGCAAGGTAGTGCTACCCTTACGCACTGGGCTAACGATACGGCTAATAAAACTTATGGATACATTGTGGTGGGCTAATGGAGTTTAGATATATCCCTGTAGATCAACTGCGTAACTGGTGGCCTAGTGTGCGCCCCGGTTTGGACAAAATAAAAATACGCAGTCCAGAAAATTGGATAACGGAGGATGTGTACACAGACTGCTTTAACCAGAAGGCAATGCTGTGGGTAGGACTGGAGAATAACCACTTTAATAGCTTCTTTATCCTGCAACCTATGGGCGATACGATGCACCTATGGGCGGCTTGGACGTTAGAAAATAATTATCAAATTGTGGAATCTGGATTAAAATACATAAAAGACATCTGTAGTCAAGGAAATGTCAAATACTTAACTTTCTCTAGCCATCGACAGGGATGGCAGCGCAGGGCAAAACAATTTGGTTTTCGTCCTAGACAATGGATTTGCGAGGTGTAATATGGGTGGTGGCGGCGGTACTCAAAAGAGCACAACGACTACGAGCATTGATCCAACAATCAAGCCGTATGTTACCTACGGACTTGAAGAAGGCAAGCGTCTTTACGAGTCTGGAACACCTAGCTTCTTCCCCGGTCAGACCTACGTCTCCCCTTCTCAGGCTACGCAATCAGCTCTGCAAATGGCTCAGGAAAGGGCTATGGCTGGTTCTCCGCTGGTTCGGGCTGCACAGCAAGAGCAACTAGCTACGATTCAAGGACGGGGCGTTAATCCATTCCTAGAGGGTGCTTTGGCTGGTGTAAATCGTCAGGCCCGTGAGACATTCACAGAGGGTGTCCAAGGTCTTCAGTCTAAGGCTTCATCAATGGGTCGTTATGGCTCTGCTGCTCAGGCTGAACAAGAAGGCCGGGCGCAAGACGTATTCGCTAGGGCTTTGGCAGAGCAAGGTGGTCAACTGGCTTACGGATCGGCTGAGGCTGAACGTGCCCGTCAAATGGCTGCTGGACAAGCTGCTCCTGCAATGGCTGCTGCTGACTATGCTGATATTCAAAAGCTGCTGACAGCGGGTCAGGCTGGCGAACAATACGATTCTGCTGCACTGCAAGATGCTATCAATCGCTTTAACTTTGAGCAAAACTTGCCACAGATGAAACTTAGTCAATTCGCTAACTTGTTTAGCAGTGTTCCACAAGGGACTCAGACTGTTCAACAAGCTACGCCTCAAGGGGGTAAATAATGGGCGGTTCTCTATTTCCATCAATTACTGGCGCTTTAATTAACGGCATAGGAACAAATATTCTTGCTGGCGGCGATACCAAAAAAGGTTTGCTAATGAACGCAGCACTTTTAGCTGGTTCACAAGGTTTAAATCCTGCTATGGGTTCTGGTGGGAGTGTGGCAAATGCTTCAGCAATGGCTAATTCTCAATTACCTACTGCTGTATTTACAAATACACCAGTAGTTCCTGCTATAAATACTGCTCCATTTGCTATGAATCCTTATGGAACTCCTGCTATTGGCGGTAGCTCAGTAGGCGGCGGCCCTAGTACTGGAATGATTCCATCGTCATTAGATCAAACTAGCTTTATGGATACTGCATTAGGTGGGCTTAAAAGTGTTGGTCAGTATGCCCAGCAAAACCAGACACTTACTAATCAAGCATTAAAGTCTGCACAACAAATGATGCAGCAGCCTGAAGCGCAATTTGCTCCTGCTGGTAAAGTTAAGAGTGGTCAGGTTCAAGCCGGTGATTTCATGAGTCTGCTAAACCCACAGCAAGGCACTGTACTTAGACCGCAACCGATTTCCCTCTTAGGGTGATATATGGCAATTACAGATTACATTCCTAACATCTTCGGTCAAGCGGCTCCTAGTTACATTCAGGGCTTGCTTGGCGCTGAAGAAACTAAGAACTTGCAGAACAGGGCTAATGTTCAGGGCTTGCTAGGTGCAGGTCTGGCACTGGCTCAAGGTATGAGTCGTGTTGGCCCTCGTCGCTCTGCTGCCGAGAATGTTTTAGGCGCATTGGCTGGCGGCTTTGGTGCTGCTGGTGGCGCTTACGATCAGGGAATTAAGAACTATGTAACGCAGCAACAGATTGCCCAGACTCAGTTGGCACAGCAGGACGCATTGCTTAAGCGTCAGCAGACAATGGCACAGCAGGGCGCTATTGAGACTTTGCTGAAGTCTCCTGAGATTGCTAATGATCCGCTGAAGGTTGCTTATATACGTGCTAATCCTAATGAGGCGCTGAAAATATTTTCTGAGCAAATGCCACTGCAACAGGCTATCTCTGGTGGTCGCACTACGCCTAGTCCTGTTCCTGCCGCAGCTCCTGTTGCCTCCACTGCTGGTCAAGTGTCTCAGGCTCCTGCGGAAGATGTTATGTTGCCTCCTGTTGAAGTTGTAGCGCAACCTAGCCCTGCTTCATTGTTAAATGCTGATAAAAACAGACTCATTGACGAAAATCGCAGAATTGCTAATTTAACTAGCGAAGCAGCGCAAAAACGTAGAAAAGAGAATTTAGAACAAATTACGTCAATTGATAAGCAATTAGACAGAGATGCTGCTTCTAATTTTGACTTTGCTTCTGCTGAAAAACTGGTTCCTCCGCAATTTAAGGGAAGAATACGTAGCCTTAAGGCACGAGCCGAGACTGGTGCGCTATCAATGGCTGACTTGAGCAGGGATCTTGCTGACATTGAAAATAAATCGATTGAGTTTGTTACTAAGAAAACAGACTTTACTAATCAAGATCGTCGTGTATTTGGTGGTATGTTCCCTAATGCTGATGGAACGCCTAGAGCTATTGAAACAGCAACTCCAGCCGAGTTAATGCAACTTGAGAATAAGTTGTATGACATGAGAGTATCTGAGAGAAAAGCTGGTGCTCCGATTACTAATGTCAATATGCCTACTGAGTCTGAGCGTACTGCTGGCTATTTGACAACAAGACTTAAAAATTCTTTGGCCCAACTTCAAACTGCTGTTGGGGAAACACCTAGTGCCGCCTCACCTAATTTTAGAGCTGAATTAGTTAAATACGTTACTAACTCTAATTATTTGAAAAACTTGGCAAACCCAGAAGCAAGACAAAGGGTTGAAGCTGCTGAACTTGATATATTAGATGCTGCTTTGACAATGGCTACTGGTGCTGCATACACACGAGAGCAACTAGAATCCACTAGGTCAACGTATTTCCCGACATTGGGCGATAAGCCGAAAACCGTTAGGGATAAAGCAAACCGTCTTGACCAACTGTTAAGAGATGCGGCGATCACAAAAGCTGGTCGTTCTGCGCCATCTTTAAATGCTCCTGCTTTTAGTGCCACAGATATACAAAATGCAGTAGAAGCCGAGCTTGCGCGTAGAAAGGCAAAATAATGGATTTGTCTAAAATACCGACTAAAGACCTTGAGTATATAAAAGCTAATCAAATAGATAAGGTATCTACTGCTACCTTAGAGGCGCTTTCTGCTCAAAAAGGCGCACCTGTTCCTAGTGCATCTGTTGTCGCTCCGGTTTCTTATTCTCCTCGTGCTGAAGTTCTTAGGTCTGCCGCACAAGGATTGACGTTTAATTTTGCTGATGAGATAGAGGCTGCTTTACGTACTGGCAAGATTAGCGGTCAAGAGTATGAAACTCTTAGAAACCAGCTACGCGCACAGCAAGCCCAGTTTTCTCAAGATCGTCCGTTTGTATCTGGATCTACCGAGTTTACGGGCGCTATGGCTGCTCCTGCGGCTGTTGTTGCGGCTCCTGTTACCCGTGGCGCTGGTATGTTTACCGATATGTTGCTAGGCACTGGTATGGGCGCGTTGCAAGGCGCTGGTGCTGCCTCTGAGGGAGATACAGGTGAAGCTGCTCTAATGGGCGGGATGTTTGGCGGTGGTGGCGCTGGTGTTATGAGTGGGCTTGGCAGATTGCTTGCCCCTGCTGTGCGCCCTGAAGCTGCTGCACTTCGTCAAGAGGGTGTGCCATTGACACCCGGCTCTGCGTTTGGTGGACGTATTCAGCAAATAGAGCAATCCGCTGAAAGTCTGCCTATTGCTGGCAGAATCATTACTGGCGCTCGTGAGAAGCAATTTGAAAAGTTTAACGAAGCAGCCTATAACCGTGTTCTCAAAAACATTGACCCAAAGCTAAAAGTACCTAAAGGCTTACAAGGCCGAGATGCTTATAACTTTGTTGAAAAGTCTATTTCTGACCAGTATAACAATGTAGTTCCCAATCTTAGGGTTGCGTACACAAACAGGCTTCAATCAGGATTTGACGCAATTAAAAATAAATATTCAAAAGGCAAGTTATCTGCCGCTGATAAGGATCAATTGGATACAATGATTGATTCTTATGCTAATGATCTAAGAAACCGTCAAATAATTACTGGTCAAAGTGTACAAGCAATTAAACAAGAGCTACGTGAAAATGCTGCTACTTACTCAAGTGGGACAGGTTCACAGAAGATATTAGGCAAGGCAATGGAAGACCTTGAGGGCTTCTATATGAATGTTCTCAAGAATCAAAACCCGACTTATGCCTCAGAGCTTAAAAAGGCTGATTCTGCCTTCCGTGATTTTGTCCGAGTTCAGACAGCAATGGCTAAGACACGTGGAGATGAGGGCATCTTTACTCCTGCACAATTAGAGTCTTCTGTGCGTCAAACGGATAGATCTGCTCGTAAGGGGCAGTTTGCTCGTGGTGCTGCGCCTATGCAAGATTTCTCTGGTACTGCTACGTCTGTTCTTGGAACTAAGGTTCCTGACAGTGGTACTGCTGGTCGAGGCCTTACTGCTGCGGCTCTTACGGGCGGTTTGTCAATGGTTGATCCAAGAATGGCAGCATTGTCGGCTATTGGTAGCTTGCCTTACTTTAATCTTGGCGAAAAATTATTGTTTTCTCCTCGTCCTGCTGCATTTAGTGAGGCGGTTCAAAGAGCAAGGTCGGCATCTCCATTTGCTGTGCCGGGGCTTTTAGGTTTAACTGAATAGGTGAATTATGCCAAAGAACAAGATTAGCGAATTTAGCTCTACTGCTGCAAATAATACCGACATAGCCGGTATTAACATTGCTGAGGGTTGCGCTCCGTCTGGCATTAATAACGCTATACGTGAGCTTATGGCGCAGCTTAAAGACCAGCAAGCCGGTACAGACGGTGATGGCTTTACGGTAGGCGGTGCTTTTACATCATCTGGCGGCGCTGTGTTCTCTAGTACCGTTGCTATTACTGGTGCTACAACCGTATCTGGCAATGCTGTACTGAGTGGAACAGTGTCAATGAGTGGCACAGTTTCAATGAACGGAACTAATAATATTGGTAATACGACAAGTTCTACCTTGTTGAGTGGATCTGTTACGCAAACTAGCTCGTCAAAACTATATCTTGATGACTCTGTTACTACTGCTTCTGCTCCTCCGCTTTCATGGGATGGCGATACAAATACAGGTATTTATCGCCCTGCTGCTGACACGATGGCGTTGGTGACTAATGGTGTAGATCGAGTCAGAGTAAATTCTAGCGGTGCTGTCATTATTGGCTCTGGTGAGGCTACTACGAGTGTTGCAGGTAATATTTTGCGCTCTCCTAATGCCTCTGGAACCAATATAACAGGCTCAAATTTCGAGATTAACGCTGGTAACGGTACTGGTACTGGTGGTTCTGGAAATATTATTTTAAAGACTGCTGATGTAGGTTCATCAGGATCTTCGGCTAATACGCTTACTCAGCGTTTATTGGTAACACCTAAAGGCGGTTTTTCATTTGGATCTGGCGCAACCAGTTACGGAACATCTGGTCAAGTTCTTAAATCCAACGGTGATGCTCCTCCTTCATTTGCTTCATTAAGCAGTTTGACTGACTTTGATAAGTCTTTATCTGCAAATGGTTATCAAAAATTTCCGGGTGGATTGATTATTCAGTGGGGTAATTTTTCTTCAAATACTGATAGCGATCAAACAGTAACTTTCCCAATTACTTTTCCAACAGCTTGCTACGCTGTAACGTCTACTATATCTGGAATTATTGGTTCCGTTTCAACTTCTAGTTTTAGCGTAAATAGGATTAATGATATATATGGCGGTACTGCTACTGGATATTTTATTGCTATTGGCTCCTAGCCATATAATTAATCGTATAAATAGGTGATTTATGGCGAACAAAGAACTCCCGCTTACTGACGATCAGATTGAGGCTATAGCTGAGAGAGCCGCTGAGGTCGCATTTAAGAAGATCTACGAGGAAGTAGGTCGTTCTGTCGTTAAAAAGATATTCTGGATCGTGGGCGCTGGTGCATTGGGCCTAATGTTCTGGATGGCTGGTAATGGTTCTTTGCCTAAGTGAGGCGCTAAATTGATCCGCTAACCCTACTTGCTGCCGCTAATGCTGCGGTTGCTGCCGTTAAAAAAGGATGCCAGCTATATAAGGACATCAAGGGCGCAGCAGGTGAGGTTAAGGAAGTATTAGATGATCTGAAGTCGCAGTTCGGTAAGATTAAAGCGCCGACAAATGCTCAGAAGATACAGTACAACGAGGAAGTACAGCGGGTTCAAGAGATAGGCAGGGCTGATCCTAACGATGTTTTCCTGAATATTGGTAACGATCTTGGCGCATTGATGGATGCCTACGATGCTATCGGCAAGGCGTTCATCCAACAAGAAGCAGAGGCTAAGGAAGTCTACTCAGGCACAGACTCTATTGGCAAACGTGCATTAAACCGGGTCATCATACGGTCAAGGTTGGATGCAATGATTGTAGAGCTGCGTGAGACTATGGTTTACAAAGCGCCTCCAGAGCTAGGTGACTTGTGGACTAAGTACGAGAAGATGTGGAAGCAGATCATCATTGAGCAAGACGAGGCTCATAAGCGTGAGACTGCAAAGATTAAAGCTGAGGCACTTACAAGACGCAGGGCAGCAAGAAAAAGGAAAGAAGAAGCAGTATGGGTTGGAGCAATCCTTTTCGTCGTAGCGTGGTACGTCGGCCTTCTAGTAATGCTTCGTCTGAGTCAGACGTACCGTGGTCACTTCTCGTCGCCGTGGTGGTCTTGTGTTTTGTGCTAATGATTGCACTCCCTGTCATGGGTGTGATGTACATGGACATGAATAATGCGATGTACCGGGCACAAGAAGAAACCCGCAAGATGAAAGAGCTGCGTCTAAAGGTTTTACGTGAAATGAGGGGTGAAGAATGAGTGTGTTGACACTTGAGCAACTCAAGAAGATGCTGCCTAAGAATCCGTATGTAGCTGACTGGCATGAAGCCTTGTCTCAGTTGCTGCCGGACTACGACATTGATACCCCAAAACGTATTGCTGCCTTTGTGGCCCAATGCGCTCATGAGTCTGGTAATTTCATGGTCTTGAAAGAGAACCTGAACTACAAGCCAGCAACCCTCCGCAAAATCTTCCCTAAGTATTTCCCTACAGATGCAATCGCAAACGACTACGCCTCAAGACTTAACAAGCAAATGCACATTGCCAACCGAGCCTATGGGAATCGTATGGGTAATGGGGATGAGTCTAGTGGTGATGGCTGGCGTTTCTGTGGTCGCGGTCTTATCCAACTTACCGGACGTAATAACTATCAAGCATTTGCTGACAGTCTGGAGATGAACATTAACGATGTGCCTGAGTACCTTGCGACATTTGAGGGTGCTTGCCAGTCTGCTTGCTGGTTCTGGGAGACTAATAACCTGAACCGCTTTGCTGACAGTGGTGATATTAAAGGTCTGACTAAGGCAATTAACGGTGGCTTCATAGGTCTTGAGGATCGAATCAAGCATTACAACCATGCACTGCACGTAATGGAGGGCTAAGATGGCTAAGAAGACAGATAGCGAAAAAGCAAAAGATGACTGGATGAATACAAAATGGCGTCCGGCAATGGGCTGGATGTACATGGGTGTATGTATCTTTGACTTTGTTCTAGCTCCAGTTTTATGGGCAGTGATCCAGTTCTGGGAGACACAAGCGGCTAATGATGCCTTCCGTCAATGGCAACCTATGACGCTGCAAGGTGCTGGCTTGTTCCACATGGCTATGGGCGCTGTGCTTGGTCTGGCAGCATGGGGACGTACACAGGAGAAGCTAGGCGGTGCAGCAAGTAACAACCTGCCATCAGAAGAAGCCCCTGCAAAGCGTCGTATTGAGCCTGTTGTGACTACTGTTGAGGTAACCACAGGATTTGCTGGCAAGAAAGCGCCTCCACCTGTTCATGAACCGGAGATTTGATATGAAAAGCCTTATTGCACTTATTGCGTTTGTTCCACTTATTGCGTTTGCTGGTGGCGAGATGAAGAAGGTCTGCCATGTAGATGCCAAGACTAAGAAGGAAGTCTGCAAGACGATTAAGGTTCATAAGAAGCTAGAAGGCAAGAAAGTGCCGGGGCAGAAATGAATCCGTGGCTGATTGTTGGTGTTGTCTTGGCTGTTGCTACTGCTGGCGGTGCTGGTATGTATCAAGGCCGTGAATTAGGCATGGCTAAGGTTCAGCAGGAATGGGATAAGGAGCGCTCTATTCAGGAGGCTGCTTATGCACAGGCTCAATCTGAGGCTAGGGCCAAGGAACAGAAATTACAAGCCAATGCAGACGTTATAAGACAGGAGAAAGACCGTGAAATCCGCAATCTTAATGCTCGTGCTACTGCCCTTACTAACAGCTTGCGCGATAGGTCGGAGCGCCCCACCACCGAAGCCAGTGCCTTGCCCATCACCGCCAGTAATGGATCCACTCCCGCCGGATGTACTGGAAAAGAGCTTTACCGCCCGGATGGAGAGTTTCTTGCGAGGGAAGCTGCCCGAGGAGATGAACTCCGCATCCTCCTCAAACAATGTCGAGACCAATACGAAGCCTTAACCAAATAGGGGGCTAGCATGAAACGAATCGCTGCTGTTGTCTTGTCGTTAATAACTTGTTATAGTTTTGCCGAAGAAGCAGCAGGGTTTCAGAATAATGCAGGTGGTTGGACGGTTATAACTACGAGAGATCATTACTGTGGTGTCATGGGCATGAACGATGGTTATGCCTTTGGGACAGAATCTTACGTTAGGTTCTGTTGGACAAGGAGAGGTAATGCAATCTTAGTAGTCTTTGAGTCTGGTGAGAATAGAACTTGGCCCGCTGAGTCTTTTCATTTGTTACCTACTGAACCTGAGTACAAGAGTAACAAAATTAATGGTTAAAAAACTTCCGGCTGATTGTATGCCAGCTTGTCAGTCTTGTTCATTTTTTAAGGCCGATCCCAAAGATGAACTTGGGTTTTGCTATCGTTACCCGCCTAAAGTAATGCACTTAGGCGAAGGTGACTTTGACTCCCTGTTTCCGGTGGTAGCTCGGGATGAGTGGTGCGGGGAATTCCATCGTTTTTCCAATTAGAGGAAATCATGACTAAGGCAGCTTGCACTGAGCAAGAATTTATTGCTTTGTGGAATAAACACGGATCTGTTAAAGAAGTGTCACAGATTCTAGGTATTGCTGAAAGAAATGTAGCTAAACGAAGACGAGTAATTGAAGAAAAGCAGGGGATTGTTCTAGCTGGGGTTGCCAAGAATAGCCCTGACTTCCAAGTAACCTACGCTCAAAACAATGTTAGAACAAACGTAAAGTTAGAAAACGGAATTATTGTTATAGGGTCAGACTGCCATTATTGGCCCGGTATTATCAGCACAGCACATCGTGCATTTGTAAAGATCATTAAGGACTTGAAGCCTCGGATGGTCGTTATGAATGGGGATGTATTTGACGGGGCCAGCATCTCTAGACACCCGGTTTCAGGCTGGGGATATACGCCTACCGTAAAACAAGAGCTAGAAGCCTGTCAGGGGCGCCTAGATGAGGTTGAGAAGGCCGCAAAAGGTGCTGCCCTACACTGGACATGGGGCAACCACGATACGCGCTTTAACGCCCGTTTAGCGGCTCAGGTAGGGGATACTTGGCGAGGCGTTGAGGGCATGAACTTAACTGACCATTTCCCGCTATGGAAGTTTTCTACCAGCATTATGGTCAATAATAGTGTGATGGTGAAACATCGGTACTCAAACGGGATTCATGCAATTTACAACAATACTCTGCGGTCAGGAACCAGCATTATTACTGGTCACTTGCACTCGCTGAAGGTTACGCCTTGGACTGACTATAACGGCACTCGTTATGGTGTGGATACTGGGTCACTAGCGGATGTAAACGGTGACCAGTTTGAGTATGCTGAAGACAACCCAAAGAACCATAGATCAGGCTTTGCTGTGCTTACCTTTGTTGACGGTAAACTGCTACCACCTGAGCTATGTGAGGTCTGGGATGATGACCACGTAGTATTTAGGGGCCGAGGGGGGTCGAACGCAAAGCCATTATGCGTATTACCCATTCACATTTTTAGCTCGAATTATTTTGGGGGTTATCTACCCCTCACCAACCCCTAGAAAACGCCTAGAATCCCCTCAGGGACACCCTGGGAGGCTATTGACAGCCCGAGGCTTACTCACCCAGAACCCCTTAGCACTCTTAGCCATGCCCTTAGACATCATTTGGTCAACCGTGAGACATCTGCGGGACTGGTCCTTGTACTCACCGACACGATGTTTATCGAATGCTAGGGTAGAGTTGAAGAACTGAGAGCAGGTAGGACATTGATTATGGTCACCAGAGAGAGTCATAGGTCTGTATCTGTGTTAATTATCATTGATGGTAACAATCCCTAGACAATGCTGGGGATATCTAAGGGTATCTATAGAATAACCTTAGTTGTCATTCTAATACCCCATGCTAGCCAACTAGGATACCTTATGCCCCTCCTTAGGTTCCCCACCGATAATCCGTGGGTATGGCTTATTGTGCCATCTAAGGAGAGTATTCGGGTACCTAGTGAGCTAGCATTGGGGTTCTATGAAATAGGGTAATGAACCGCTTAATAATGGCATCTGCTAACTCTCCCATTTCTGAGACTGCTTTCAGCAACTGCGTCTTGGAGTCTGAATTAGCTATTATGCCTCTTGCCTCAGACCAGCGTATAACTTCTAGCTCTGTTCCTGCCCAACTCATTGGCACATTCCTTTAATCTCAGCGATAGGCAGTCCGAATACTTCATGGATACGGATCATCATATCAGCTGATACGGAGCATTTACTGTTGCGGATACGGCTTAGGACTGGTGTAGACACATCAAGTTTTGCAGCTAGTTGACGGTCATTCTTAATCTCAAAGCGGCTTTGCAGTTCGTCTAGCAGTTTCAAAGGTTTCTCCTGTTAAATGGTGCAGGGTCACTGAGCTTTGGAGCAAAGCAAGAAAGGGTACTCAGCCCCTGCTGCCGGTGTTACGCGCCACTACCGGCTTGGCGTATTAGGTGGGCTACTCGCTACACTGCCTTTGCATTTCAGCTAACTAGTCAGCATCCGCTTTTGCCCGTAAAGGGTGGAGATACTCACAAGAATTTAGGATGAACCGACCAAAGTCCCCGGCAGTCTTGCTTTCTCTCCGTAGATCAGAACGGGATTGGATCGTTCATATCCTCGTCAATTTGTTTAGGCTTGGCTTTTGCCGTGTCTTTAGGCTTAACCGACAGGCTAAAGAACTTCTTACCGTCTTTGCTGGACTCTTTAATCCATGCTGAGAGCCAGTAATCTGTACCGTCTACGTTAATCGAGCCAGAGTATTCGGGATGGTTATCCGCTGTCTTATTCTGGTTCTTAGACAGGATGCCGCGATTAGTATTATCAAAAGCCATATATTTACCTTGTAGTGTATTTTTTAATTGCTGCCCGTTGCTTACTATCCAACAGACTCCAAAGGGCGGTCTTAGAATCTGCGTCTAACTCTGATTGTTCAATATACTGAACAGCTCCCTCTACATCGTCCATTGAAAGCAGGGAGATAACTTGCACTCCAATGCTACGGATGGACTCTTGTTCATCAGCGGTCATGCTATCGAATACGTCTTTGGTAATCGGCTTGGCTGACTTAGGAGACTCTGAGCCTGTTGTTTCGTCTATGGCATCATGCTCTACGATCTCAAGGGCTGTAACGTATAAATAACGGCGGCTATAAGTCTCTACTGCTCCGAGGTTCTGGATCGGATGAGTGCCCTTCAGGTTGGCTTCAGCCATCGGGCTAGTAAATGTAATGCTGCTACCGTTACTAGTATCGACAATGCGTAGAGTAGCCAGTTCTTTATCAAAGCTAATAACTGAGCAGAGTCCGAGTTCATGGAATATCCCATTGATTGTCGGCAGGAAATCGCCAAGTTCAAAGTAATGGTAATTAGCAAACTCATTGTGTCCTGACTTCTTTATTGGCGCTGCTTGTAGCATCATCCTAGCCGTTTGCAGCTTTGCGTAAACTTGATATTCAGACATTATTTATCCCTTGAATTTTTTATACTGCATAATATTGAATTGCCGAACTTCCTGAACAGGCTGTACCGGCTTAGTCTTAGCTTGCATATCCTTACGAATCTTTGCAAACGTTTTAGCGATGTTTGTACTAGCAGAAGGAACATATTTGAATGATGGATCTAAGATTGATTTACTCATATCGAACAGGCCACGATGTAAAGGAAACCTATTATTGCACTGGTAAAACCGATATGTCTAGCAAACCAGTCATTCGTCGAGAGCAGCTTTTTCATGGCGTTCTTTCTCCCAGATAAGTTTATCAACGTGAGCAACGGCTTGTCCGTATGACTCCAGATCCTTGCCTAGCGACTTACAGAGCATCTGCCGGGCAATCTCAAAGCCCTCTGCAATGCCTTCTTTGTAAGCAGTAGTGCGAACGTCACTGATAATTGAGTTATCCATTAGCAACCATCCTTTTTAGCCTGATAAGCGTTGTCTTCATGCCAGTCGCGCATATCTTCTGCGGTCATAACAAAATCATCATGCGGCATTTCTTTGGTAGTCTGCTCTACTAGCTGACCGATAAACCGGCTGATTTCGCTAGATAACTTTACAGGATCTTTGCGGTTTTCTGACCAGATCCACAGCATCGCGCACAATGCTTCTTTAGCGTCTTTGGCGTTAAGGTTATCAACGAGTTCTTCTGGGTGGCCTGTTGTAACTTCTGTAATTAGGTATTCCTGCAATTCATAAATATTCATATTGGTCTCCTAGTAAGCCGCTAGATGCGGTAGAGAGATAATGCACCATCACAATAATTGTGTCAATGAATAATTCTTATCGTAAGCAATATTCCTATTTATAAATACTATTGACAGAACTAGCGTATAGCCCCACTATATTTCGGCAGCACAACTAAGGAGGAAACTATGAAAGTTGCTGAAATTGCTATTCTGATACTCGCCTTTATATTTGGCGGGTTGTCTATTTACTGGGGTATGAAAGCCCATAATACTGGGAAATTACCTTGTGGTTTGTCAGAAATAAGCCCTGATTTTTCTAACGCTGACAGGGAAAAGTGCCGGGCTTTAAGGAGCAATAAGCTATGAATAACGACAAAGAGTTATTGCAGCAGGCGCTGGATGTGATGCTTGCTGCGATTAAGGCTGGCGATTGGGAAGTAGATGGTGCTTGCGATCCAGATTATGTACTAGAAGCCATACGCACCCGACTCGAGCAGCCACCACGGGAGCCTGTAGGCTGGATATACGAGGATGACGAAGGACGGATGATGTTTACTCAGATGCCTCACCCCGATCCGTTATGGGAACCTGTTTACAGGACGCAAAAATGACTCGTAGAGAGAAGATCCTAGAGGTATTCCATAAAAATGGCGGCATGACTCAGGATGCGCTATTAACGAACTTCGGCTTATTTGGCTGTATCCGTAGCTATGAACTCAGGGCTGAACTCCAGACTTTAGTTAATTACGGGAAACTTAGGATGTTTGGTAATGTATACTTTCCGACTAAGCAGCCAGCTAAAGAGGCTAAAGTCATGGAGGTAGTTGCTCCAAGGTATCAGCCAGCATTTAAGCAGCTAAATACATTCTTACCCAAAATATCACCGAGGGGCCAAGTAATTGAAAATCGAACCTTCCACACCTGTAGCAGCAATATCCGAGAAACCGGCAAAAACTAACTATTTCGGCATGAAGATATGCCCCGGCTGTAGGAAGTCTAGAAGCGATATGCAGTTCAAAGACGCTAATGTTTGCCGGACTTGCCAGCTTAGGGGAGTTAAAGTATAGTTTCATCACGCTTGGCAGCGTGTTTACGAGTAAGCCTTAGATGGGACTCTGCTGGTACTCGCCAGTCTGCCAACGACCAAAAGTCGAGAGTCTCACCTAGGGCTTTTTTTATTGGGAAAGCCATGTTGAAATTTAGATCAACTCAAGAAACTGAAGTTTGGATTAGCAGTGTTGGCTGTCTTGTAATAAAGCAAGATTCAGCTATTGATGGTCAAGAAGTAACTGTAGTTTTGACACCAGATCAAGCAGAAGAAATAAAAATGCTTGTTATTGATTTTTATGACGAGATGGCTTGTATGTGGAATGGTGGAATTGTCAATGGAGGCGAGGATGAGCAATCTCCTGATAAATGAGCCGCCATTACAGGTATTGCCATCACTAGCTGTTCGGGTTGGGTTGTGCGAGGCAATAATTGTCCAGCAAATACATTATTGGCTGCAAAGAACTAAGCCGCTTGATGATGGATATTGCTGGGTTTACAACACGGTCAAGGACTGGCAGAAACAGTTTCCTTTTTGGCATGGCAATACAATTTTTCGCCATTTGCAGTCTTTGAGGGAATCAGGGGTTTTGATAGCGGAACAAAAATCAGCTAATGCCTTTGATAAAACGCTGTATTACAGGATTGACTACGACAAATTAGGTGTGGAATCGATTACACCAAAATGGGGTAATCGGAAGCATCAGAATGGTGAGATCACTGTAAATACAGAGACTACCATAGACTACTTTGAAGACTTCTGGAAAGCGTATCCTAAGAAGGTAGCAAAAGAGGATGCGATTAGGGCTTGGTCAAAGATAAAGATGGATGAATCTACTTTAGCCAATATCCTGAAAGCAATTAAGGATCAAGGTCTTGCAAGCCAAGAAAAGAAGTTTGTTCCGCACCCGGCTACATGGCTCAATAAAAAACGCTGGGAAGATGAAGTAGAGCCAATTCAGCAAGCCACTGAAGACTGGCGATGGAGGCTCGTCAAATGAGAGGCCATCAAGAGATCATCAAGATGCGTCTGGAGCGCATATCCCCTAAAGCCGTGTTTGTGTACTACGGTGAGGATAAATCGAAGGGCTGGGCTAACTGGTCAAAATATCAATTAGATTTTGCTGATGTAGAAATATTACCGATAGAAAATATTAATCAACTGGATCTCAGGTTTGCAGTAGGATTACCTGTCCACATATCAACGGATCAGCCGTACCGAAAAGTTAAGGCACTGCATAACGCTTTTCTGGCTTCTAAGGCTCTCCGTGTACATACAATGTGTGGACAAATATTAATAAATAACCTTGAGGAATATGATGTACCTAACTGACAATATTGATTTCTCTGCCTACCTACACGCTACAGACCACAAGTACCTAGTAAAAGACGCTTCAGTTTGGATTGACGAGCTTGAAGACCAGATTGATAACCCGCTGGTGGATCGGTCTGTGCCGATGGAATGGGAAGCCACTAAGTCGTTTGCCTTCAGGCCGGGTGAGGTAACGGTTTGGGCTGGATCGAACGGTGGCGGCAAGTCTCTGCTGACGGGTCAGGTTGCGCTAGGTTTAATCAAGGCTGGACAGAAATGCTGCGTTGCCAGCTTTGAGATGAAACCTAGAGTGTCGATTAAACGGCTTATAAGGCAGTTTGCTGGCGAAAATATAGACTGGGAGGCATCCAGACAAGGGGAACCCTACAAACGCGCCTTATACGCCCGATTTAAGGCTTTTGCTAAAGGCAATCTTTGGTTCTATGACCAGCAGGGAACTACGTCTGCGGAACAGATTATTTCGGTGGCGAGATATTGCGCTGTAGAACTTGGAGTTCAGCACTTCTTTGTAGACAGCCTGATGAAGGTAGTTGCCGGGGAAGATGACTACAACGGACAGAAGCGGTTTGTAGACGAGATGACAGCATTGGCTAGGGATCACGACTGCCATATCCACTTGATTCACCATATCCGTAAGTTGCAATCAGATGAGTTGATGCCGAACAAGAATGACCTAAGAGGATCTAGTTCAATCACGGATCAGGTGGATAACGTGTTTATTGTGTGGCGCAACAAAAAGAAAGAGAACGATGTGCAGAAGGGCCAGCAGATTGATCCTCAGAGTCCGGATATGATTCTGATGAACGAGAAGCAGCGGAACGGGGAGAGTACGGACTGGTATCCGTTTTGGTTCCACCGGGATTCAAGCCAGTTTATAGAGAGATTTGAGGGTCAGCCGAGTGACTACGACAACAGGGGAAAGTTTAAGAGTGCATGAATTTTTCGAGGAAGAACGTCATCGATGTGAAGTCAGACAGATCCTCAGATGGAGAGCAGAAAATCGCGACAAAGCTATCAGTTATCTGCAATTAGTACGACGAAAACGGGGTGATGCGAAGGCTGACAAGCTAGAACGCGACACTAGGGAACAATGGGCTAAAGGCTCAAGGGGCATAGAGGGTGAGTGGAAATGAGAGCATACCGGGTAGACAAGAACCAAAGCGAGATCGTCAAAGCCCTGCGAGCTGAGGGCTACACAGTCCAGCACTTGCATAAGGTAGGCGAAGGATGCCCTGACATTCTAATAGGTCATACAAACAAAGGCATTAAGTACAATTTCTTAATGGAAATTAAAGAGGGTGACGGGAAGCTAACACCACAGCAAATAATCTGGCACGCAGACTGGCAAGGTCAGGCGGCTATCGTTCGTAATGTAGAGGAAGCGTTAAGCGTTATCAAAAATGCCATCAAATAAGAAACCTAGAAAACCTAAGAAATTTGTACCTAAGACACTACCACTAACAATCAGGCATAACGCAGAATCAGAAAGAGCCTTGCAACTAGCGCCCCATTCAGAGCTGATGAAGCTACGGGAAGGCTACGGGGACATTGAGAGCTGGCATACGATAGTCGCTAGGCTCAATATCGGGTTAGTGGCTGCTAACGCTGCTGGCAAGGAAGATCAGGCCAAGGATATACGGATAGGGCTAGATGCCATGCTGAAGGTACAGGCTAGGTTTGATAAGTCCGGCAAGTGGGGCTTGTCTGGCAGTGATTTACGGGAGATAGGTGACGCTCTGGTGCTTACTGATAACTTACAGCTATCGTTGACAAGAAAGCAATTTGCACAAGCTATCGACTATGTATGGCAACACGCTGCTAAATAAAATCTATCAATAATTGTTAGCCGATAGAAATATATATGTTGCATCGTCAAAACATTATGGTATTATCTCTACATCGACGCAGCAAATATAAATTAACTAGGAGCTAAAAATGAACCAAAACATAATCACAGAGCAGTGCGGCGCAGTCTGGGAATACAAAGAAACAGGATTATCAGGTGATCGGGCTTATTGGGTGCAGCGCACAGACTCTAAAATGTACTCTGTCGCAAAGCCGAACATTATCGGGTTCTATGCTTCAAACCTGACAGAAGCTGCAAATAAATTAAATAACTAAACCAAACGCCCGGCGAAAGCCGGGTTACCAATATGAACTCAATAGATCCCCACGAAGCAATTAACTACATGATCCGGCACTCTGCTGAATACGCACAGGCCAAGGCTCAGGTTACCTACCTTGAAGAATTCCGCAAAAGCAAGAAAGCAATGTTGTTCTCTGTAGCAATGGGGAACACTATTGCAGATAAGGATAACTATGCCTACAGCCATCCAGAGTATTTAGCAGTGCTGGACGGGCTTAAGGAAGCCGTAGAGAAGGCAGAAACGCTTAGGTGGATGTTGGTAGCAGCACAAGCTAGGATCGACGTCTGGCGCTCACAGGAAGCATCTAATCGCGGTATAGATCGCGCAGCCCAATAAGAGGATAATATGATTAACGACAATGTAGTAGACGATAGCAATTTGGCACAATGTCGCTCTTGTGGATTTGTGGACGATTGGGATGAGATACCTAAAGGACACTGCTGGGCTTCTGGGGATTCGCTTACAGAATGTCCTGAATGTGGCGATGTAGACGGTTTTGCCGACTATGACCCAGCAAAAGCCGCTATTCGGGAACAAGGAATTAAGGATAAAGCTGCGGAAGCTAACGGATCAGGACATTGAAGAAATCGGGCTACAGTCTTTCGGGAACTTGTATTACTACTATCCAGACCAGATAAAAGACTTGATAAATCTGGCTCAGAAGCGGCTAGAAGGTAAAAATCGTGCGTAAAAGAGAAGCACAATACTTGTCAAAAGTGGCAGACATTGGCTGTATAATCTGCTATAGGGCAGGTTATCCCGGCACTCCGGCAGAGATTCATCATATCCGAGGTCTGGGTTTGGGGATTGGAGTAAGGAATTCGCATTACAACGTCTTACCGCTTTGCCCAGAGCATCACAGAGGAAACTCAGGTTATCACGGCTTAGGCCGTAAAGCCTTTGAAAGATCCTACGGCGTTACCGAACAGGAACTGCAATTACAACTAGGGGAATTGCTCAATGAAGAAGACCAAAGCAGCCAAGAAGGTAGCGAAAGTTATGCGTGAGTTTGGCAAGGGTGAACTCCATAGCGGCAAGGGTGGCCCGGTTGTTAAGTCTCAGAAACAGGCAGTTGCAATCGCACTTTCCGAAGCTGGAGTTGCTAAAAAGAAAGGCAAGAAGAAATGAAAACAGGTCTCTACGCTGCAATTCACGCTAAACGCAAGCGCATAGCCGAGGGTTCAGGCGAGAAGATGAAGAAGCTGGGCACTAAGGGCGCACCGACTAAGGCTGACTTTAAGCAAGCAGCTAAGACTGCGATGCCTGTACGTGGTTCTCGCACTGCCAAGAACAAAGCTAAAAAATGAAAACTTGTCCCAAAGTCTGCTCAGACATCCAGCTTAATATTGCCAATAGAAACTGGGCATTTAAGAACGTAGGCTATGGCCCGGCAAACCCAGAGGAGCCTGAAGACTTCTGGGATAAACGTGCTGAGGAATGGGCTACTACTCCAGACAATGCACAGACAATGCGCTGCGGTAATTGTGCTGCATTTATCCAGACTCCTGAGATGATGGAATGTATTATCAAGGGTATTCAAGGTGAAGAATCAGACTCCGAGACTTACGCTAACGAGGTGGTAGCAGAGTCAGAGCTAGGTTACTGCGAGCTTTTCGAGTTCAAGTGTGCGGCTGACCGTACCTGTTCTGCATGGCTAGTAGGTGGCCCAATCACTAAGCCAATGACTGAGAAGCAGAAGAATATGCTCAAGATGGCTAAATTGGACAGCGAGGAAGAATATGGCAGCAGCATGGACGAAGAAGACCGGGAAGAATCCTAAAGGTGGATTAAACGAGAAGGGCAGAAAGTCTTACGAGGCTGAGAATCCCGGATCGAACCTGAAGGCTCCCGTTAAGTCAGGAGACAATCCAAGACGAGCTAGTTTCCTAGCCCGTATGGGCAATATGCCCGGCCCGGAGAAGAAACCCAATGGTGAGCCTACTCGTTTGTTACTGTCTTTACGAGCATGGGGAGCCTCCTCAAAGGCTGATGCCAAGCAGAAGGCTGCTTCTATCTCTGCTCGGAACAAGAAAAAGTAATGGAATATTCCTATGGGATTAAGAATATTCGTGTCAGGGAGTGGGGTGAAGGCGCTGATGTAAAGATCGGCGCTTTTTGTTCTATTGCTGACAATGTTGAGATATTCCTTGGTGGTAATCACAGGACAGACTGGGTAACGACTTATCCGTTTGGGCATATTCATCAGGACAAATTCCCTTGGCATGGTAAAGGGCATCCAGCGACTAAGGGTGATGTTGTCATTGGCAACGATGTCTGGATAGGGTCAGGCGCTACTATATTGTCTGGTGTTAATATCGGTGATGGCGCTGTCATATCAGCTAAGTCCGTGGTGGTTAAGGATGTCCCTGCTTACGGGGTAGTCGGAGGGAACCCGGCAAAGCTGCTAAAGATGCGGTTTACTGAGGATCAGATAGAGAGACTACTTAATAACCCATGGTGGGACTTGCCTGAGAGCCGTATAAACGAGCTAATCCCGTTACTTTGTTCTAACGACATAGAGGCTTTAATTGCTGCCAAAGACGCTTAATCTAGGCTCCGGCAAGGACTGGAGAGAAGATTGCCTAAACTCCGACATACAGGCAAGAGTCAATCCTGACTGGTGTTGCGACATTTCTAAGGTTAAATGGGGTGAGCTAGTAGATACCCGATTTGGAAAGATCAAGATTAAGCCAGAGATGTTTGAAAAAATCGTCGCAAATGACGTTTTAGAGCATATTCCGGATTTAATTAGTGCCATGAGGAACTGTAAGGACTTGTTAATCACGAACGGGAAATTTGTTATTTCTGTTCCGTATGAATTAAGCCTTGGCGCATGGCAAGATCCTACTCATGTAAGAGCATTCAATGAGAACAGTTGGCTGTATTACACTGACTGGTGCTGGTATTTGGGGTGGGAGTCAGGCTTTAAGCTAGAAGAACTCCAGTTCAAGCTATCGCAATTAGGCTCAGAAATGTCAGAAGCAGGACTTCCCGATCAGGAAATATTGAGAACTCCGAGGGCAGTAGATTCCATGAAGGTAACTTTATGCAAGCTATAGTTATCTGCACAATCGGCAATCCCGGCGTAACGATATTACTGGAAAGCATTAAAGTTTATGCTCCACAACTACCAATTTATCTATGCTCAAATGACCTTAGACTCTGGGGAGACATCCGTTCAAGAATGTCGGGACTTAATGTTATCTTCAGGCCAAATTCTGCTACCAATTTTGGAGACGCATATAATGCGGGTATCGATTATGCCTTCAGCCAAGGACACGATTCACTGATTGTCTCTAACGATGACGTGGTATTAACGCCGACTACGTTAGATCTGTTGGCTAAGGATGCAGAGTTATTGCAGGAAAACAATATCAATGTGGGATTCTTGGGTGCTAGATCGGACTATGTATTGCCGGATCAAAACATTAGATTCCCTGTCCACGATGATAGGCAAGAGGGATTACGGTGGGCTAATGAGGCAATGATTAAACCGACTGGGGTAATAGCGCCTATCTTTGCCACGATAACGAAAGAGGCATGGGAGGTAGCAAAATTCCCAAGCACTAATTGGTATTCCGATAATATAATATGTCATGACCTGCAAGAAGCGGGGTATAGGCATTTTGTCAGCCGGGCTTATGTTCATCATGCAGGAAGCCAGACAGTAGGCACTGACTTTAAGAAATGCCATGAGGAGCCACGAGAGTGGATAAAGGCTAACAGGCCGGATATGTACGAGGTGTTTTATGGCTGAGATGCCCAGACAACTGACGCAAGCTGAGATAGACCGGATTCTATTTAATCAGCGTATGGGTATGCAGCCTACGCCTCCGTCTATTGAGAATCTACGGCAAGGCACTTCCGGTACAGTAACTTCAATCCCAGACAACTTTTTCCAACGTGCTGCTACTGGTGCTAGAGCTGCTGGTCAGTTCGTTAATCAGGCTGGCACTGCTGCTGACATTGCCAAGTTGTTCCCCGGCTACACAGGCCAGAGTCAAGTAAACATTCCTACAGGATTTAACTTTGCGCCTAAGCAAGATCCTATGGGTGGAGTAATACCCGGCGGCTTGCAAACCCAGCAGTTGAATGTTGACCAGCTTTTAAAGGCAATTAAACCTGCTGATGTGCTTGGTCTTACGGGAGCGCAACAGGCTTATACGGATGTAGGCATGGGCAAGGCTCCTAATCCGATGGATGTGCTGGATGTAGCTGGTCTTGGTGCTGTTGGATATGGCGCTGGCAAGGGATTGCTTAAAGTTGGTAAGAATGCTCCTGTTGGTTTAAGTATTCAAGATGTAAGCAAGCCATCAGAATTTGTCCCTAATGTAAGGGCTGGTGATGAACTCATTGTTCAGCACAATCTTTCTGAGGCAAACTTGAGGGCAGCAGATAAGTTAGGTGGTCTTCCCGTTCCTTCTCTTGGTGTAGCAAAAACATCCGCTCCTTTTGATAAGTTTGGCGAAATAACGCTTATTGCGCCCAAAGAATTTGCTATTCCATCAAAAGGAAATCCAGTTTTTTCTGCTGACGCATATACAAAACGATTCCCAGCTATTGATTATCAGATTGACTATAAAAGCCAAAAAACGTTAAAAAATATATTAAATGATGTTGCTAATAAAATTCCCGGTGGAGATTATAAGGTTGATCGATTGCTTCAGAATTGGAATGATCGCGGGTACTCTGACGTTTTAGCGGCAAAGTTTCTTGATGAGCGTGGTCAATTACCTAATCCAGCAGATTTTAAGGAATCTTGGGAATTTGAAAGTGCCTTGCGTGAATCTGTTTCTAAAAATAGCGGAGAGTTTAATGATTGGCTTGAGAAATTTGATAATTCCCTTAATGACAAAGGCGTAAATATTAAAGAAAAAATATTTAAAGGTTATACATATAGCGGTAATCGACGTTATGCTGATGCAAACCTTGCAAATATTGTAAAAGAAATGAAGGGTGGTGCTGGAGAAGAAGGCTGGAATTATGGGGTTGGAAATGTAAGGGCAGCAGTTAGTCCTAAATTCAAAAAGCTGCAAGATATTCAAGCTAGCAGAGGTTTATTAACTGATGAGAAAACAATTTCTCAGGTAAAAGATGTTACAGATAAAGCATATTTTGATCTTTTGTCTAGATTGGGTGAAATAGATAAGAAATATGATGCAAGCGATGCTTTGCTTGAAGTTGCTCAAACGAGAAATATAGGCGCATTAGATAGGATTTATGGAGAGGTTCCTAGTCAGTTAAAAGCCGATACAAAGGTATTTTTAGACAAATTTAAATCAATGCCAACGGAATATTTTGAAATAAAACCGCAGCGGGCAGTAGGAATTGAGGAATTTTCTGGAGCTATTATTCCTAAATCAGCATCAAAGAAAACTAAAGAAATATTAGAAAAACGTGGTATTAAAAATGTTTACGAATATGAAACACCTGAAGAACGCGCTAGTTTGATGCAGAAATTCGGTAAGGAAATGTTTGTAGCTGCACCAGTAGGCACAGGACTATTAAGTAGCCAGCAAGACGAACGTAGATAGCATGACATCCAAAGGATAATGCAAAAATGGAAACAAACGAAACCAGTAAAATAGAGGAAGATGCACGAATAGCAAACCTTACTAATATGGGTAAGGGAAGACCTAAAGGTGCTGTCAATAAGTCCACGGCTATAGTCCGAGAGGCTATTGCTAACCTACTAGAGCGCAATGCTCCGAACATGGACAGGTGGCTTAACGAGGTAGCGCAGGAAGACCCGTACAAGGCTCTAGACCTAATGAACAAGCTCAGTGAGTACCATATCCCTAAGCTGGCTAGGACTGAGGTAACAGGACTTGATGGTGCGCCTCAAGAACACGTGGTTACATGGCAGAAGTAATCGAGATTGCCTACAAGCCAAGGGAGCAGCAGCTAGCTATCCATGAGGCAGTAGATAACCACAGGTTTACAGTCGTAGTGGCCCATCGTCGTATGGGCAAGACTGTAAGCGCCATCAATCATCTGATTAAGGCTGCCATTGAGTGCAAGAAACCAAACCCTCGATTTGCTTATATTGCGCCTACTTATGCTCAATCTAAGCGTGTCGCTTGGGATTATCTGCTTGAGTTCACTCGTCCTCTGGGAGCAGTGGCAAACATATCTGAGCTTAGGGTGGACTTTTGGGGCAGACGGATTAGTCTTTACGGCTCTGATAACGCTGATAGTCTCCGTGGCCAGTACTTTGACGGCGTGGTGCTGGATGAGATCGGAGACCAAAACCCTAAAATCTGGAACGAGGTCATTAGGCCAGCGTTAGCAGATAGGAACTCAGACGAGGCTCCGACTTGGTGTTTGTTCATTGGTACGCCTAAAGGCCGGAACCACTTTGCTGATTTCAGGGATAGGGCACAGACAGCAGAGGGCTGGAAGCTGCTTGAGTTCAGGGCCAGCGAGACTGGTATCCTCAATGAGAAGGAACTCTGGGGCGCTCGCAAGGAGATGGGCGAGGACAAGTACCAGCAGGAGTTTGAGTGTTCCTTTAACGCAGCAGTCGAGGGTAGCTACTATGGTCAGATTATTAACGATCTCGAAGCCAAAGGCAGAATCACGACTATTGACCGGGATGACCTTTGCCGGTCTTTTGTTGCTTGGGATTTGGGCATGGGTGATTCTACTTGCCTCTGGGTTGCTTCTTTGGCTGGCAAGGAAATCAGGCTTATTGACTGCGTCGAAAACCACGGGGTCGGTCTGGACTGGTATGTATCGTGGCTGCGAGAGAATAGGTACGAAGGCTTCGGGCAGATCCTCCCGCACGACGTTGAGGTCAGAGAGCTAGGCACAGGCCGTAGCCGTAAGGAAGTGCTGCAAGAGGCTGGGCTTGAGATTACCGTGGCCCCAAGGTTGTCTGTAGCCGATGGGATACAGGCTGTCAGGCGTATCTTGCCTAGATGCTGGTTTGACCACAAGACTAAGCCGGGCCTAGACGCTATCCGCAACTACCGTAGGGAATACAACGAAAAGCAGCAGGTGTTCTACGATAAGCCACTGCACGACTGGTCTAGCCATTACTCAGACGCTTTCAGATACTTGGCTATTGGGCTTGACGAGAGCGACGTTTCATGGTCATCAGACTTGCCTATCAATACCAAATGGGTTGTATAATAGGCAAAATTCCTGTAAGGGTTTGCTATGAAGATGGATGAAGGCACGATCAAGGGTATCCTTGAAGCTGAGATTGATAACTCAATCGGCTTCATCGAGACCGAGACTACAGAAGAACGCCGCCGGGCGCTAGATTACTATCTTCGCAATCCTTATGGGAACGAGGTAGAAGGCCGTAGCCAGATAGTTACTGGCGAGGTAGCTGAAGCCATTGATGGTGCGCTGCCACAACTTATCCGAGTCTTTACTACGACTGAGGATATTGTCTACTTTGAGCCTAAGAGTGCGGACGCTGAGGAGTCTGCCAAACAGGCTACAGACTACTGCAACTGGGTGTTCTACCGTGAGAACGAAGGTCTGCTGATCCTGCATAACTGGTTTAAGGATGCCCTGCTCCAGAAGGTAGGCGTAGTTAAGTCCTACTGGGATGAGTCTGAAGACGTTACCAAAGAAGAATACAAGAACCTGACTGAGGATGAGGTAGCCCTGCTGCTATCGGATGAGTCTTTGGAGGTTGTCCAGCAAGAAGTCGAGTTCATTGAGGCCGGTATCGATATGATGGGCCAGCCGATTATGGCTCCTGTCTATGAGATCGAGGTCAAGCGGGTTAAGAAGTCCGGCTCCGTAAAGATTGAGAACGTGCCTCCTGAGGAGTTCTTGATCTCCAAGGCTGCTAGAACCATTGAGGACGCTCCTTTTGTAGCTCATCGAAAGCTAATGCAGCGGTCAGAATTGATTGCGCTTGGCTACGATAAAGACATCGTAGATACGCTACCTTCTTATGATGACCTGACGTTCAGCCCTGAGCGCGTTGCTCGTTTTGACCAAGGTGAACAGCCAGATGAGGCACAGAGCCTTGACCCTGCCATGCAGACGGTAGAGGTGTACGAGTGCTATATACGGATTGACGAGGATGAAGACGGTATTGCCGAACTGCATCGTATTGTCTACTGCGGCTCGGAAATCCTTGAAGATGAAGAATGTGACTACATCCCGTTCCACAGCATTTGTCCTATCCCTATTCCCCATAAGTTCTTCGGTCAGTCTCTGGCAGATCGGACTATGGACATCCAGCTTATCAAGTCCACTATTACTCGTCAGTCTCTGGATAACCTGTATCTGACGAACAATAACCGTGTTGGTGCTGTTGATGGTCAGGTAAATCTGGATGACCTGCTGAACGCTACGCCGGGCGGTATTGTGCGTATGAAGAACCCTAACGCTCTGGTTCCGCTATCTGTCCAGTCTACGTTCGGTCAGGCACAGCCGATGCTGGAGTACATGGATCAGGTACAGGCCAAGCGCACTGGCGTTAATGACGCGCAACAAGGTCTCGACCCAGATGTGCTGTCGAACGTAACGGCTGCTGCTGTTGCTGCGATGATGAAGTCTAACTCTGGCAAGCTGGAGTTGATTGCCCGTATCTTTGCTGAGACTGGCGTTAAGAGCCTGTTTAAGGGGATTCTGCATCTGTTGGGCAAGTATCAGGACAAGCCTAAGATCGTCCGTATGCGTGGCAAGTACGTGCAGTTTGATCCTCGCACTTGGAACAATGAGTACGATGTGTCGGTCAATGTTGGTCTGGGTTCAGGTGACCGGGATCAGAAGCTGACGATGCTCCAGATGATTCTTGCCAAGCAGGAACAGATCATTCAGCAGTATGGCCCGTCTAATCCTCTGGTGTCGATTGGTCAGTACCGGAACACATTGGCTAGGTTCATTGAGGCAGCAGGGTTTAAGGACGCTAATGCTTTCATGAACGAGATTAGCCCTGAGATGGATGCTCAGTTGTCGCAGCCACAGCCACCTGCTCCTGATGCTCAGGCTGAGTTGGCTAAGATGCTGGCAGACGTAGAGCGTGAGAAGACACAAGCTAAGTCGCAGATTGATGCTGCCAAGCTGGATCTGGAACGTCAGACGCTAGAGGCTGAGTTCACCCGCAAGGGCATTGAGATGCAGATGAAGAACCAGAAGGATCAGGCTGACATTCGTATCAAGGAGGCTCAGTTAGCAGTACAGCAACTGCAAGCGGTTCTGGCAATGGATCTGGCTGATGAGGCTACACGTAACAAACAGGCTGAGATTGTACTGAAGACGATTAAAGAACTAGGGAGCCTGACTGGTGGATAAAGCACAGTGGGCTATTAACCTGTTACGGGAACCGATGTGGCAGGAGATGATGGAAGAACTCCGAGGCACAGAGATTAACAAGTTTGCAATGAGTGATTATGCGGATATTGAGACTAGGGAACAAGCGTATATGCGCCTCCGAGTCTTGGAATCCATTGAAACCTATCTCGACGGCATCGCTGCTCAGAAGATGATCGACGAGAAAAGGATGAAGATTTTGTAACCCGTGTCGGGCGGTTCCCGATATAATTTAGGAAACATAAATGAGCGATACTCAAAACACGACACCTGAGGGTAGTGGTGAGTTAAGTGTAAGTGGTGCAGCTGACGCTATCTTGGGTCTTATGGGTGGTGAAGAAGGCTCCGAACAGGAACAACCGGAATCCCAACTAGAGGCCAACGATAGCGATGCCGAATCTGATGAGCCTGAGTATTCAGATGAGTCGGAGGTAGAACAAGAAGATGGCGAGGATGAGTCAGAGGAGCCTCAGAAATTCCGTGTCAAAGCCGCTGGCGAAGAACGGGAGGTAACCCTAGATGAACTCATCAAGTCTTATCAACTTGGCACTGACTATACCAAGAAATCGCAAGCTGTAGCTGAGGAACGCAAGGCGGTTGAGGCCGAGCGCCAAGCGGTTCAAGAGGCTAAGGCTATGCGCGATCAGTACGCGCAAAGGTTGGAACTTATCGAGCAGATGATAAACCAGCCGCAACAAGCAGAGGATCTGGACTACCTGAAAGAGACTGACCCGATTGGCTATGCCGTGAAGGTCGCTGAGTTGTCTCAGAGGGAGAAGCAGTTAGCGCAGGTTCGTGCTGAACGGGAGAGAATCTCGCAACAGCAGGAATATGACAGGCAACAGCAGATGCGGCAGATGGTTGCTGCGGAGTCTGAGAAGCTAGTTGCTGCGATACCTGAGTTTGCTGACCCGTCTAAGGGCGAAGTAATCCGTAAGGACATTCGCACATACGGTAAGCAGATGGGGTTCTCTGATGAGGAATTGGCTAATGTGTTCGATTCCCGAGCAGTTCTGACGCTGTATAAGGCTATGCAATACGACAAGCTACAGTCAAGCAAGCCTGCTGTTAATAAGCGTGTGCAAGAGGCTCCCAAGGTGTTGAAGCCCGGTGTTTCTAAGCCACGAGACAGTAATAGCGAGGAACTGAAGAAACTTAAAGCGCGAGCGAAGTCATCCGGTCGGGTGGCAGATGCCGCAAGTGTATTTGAACGATTCTTATAGGAAATTAGATCATGGCAACTTATACCGCACACAGCGCAATTGGTCAGCGCGAAGACCTTACCGATGTTATCTATGACATCAGCCCAACCGAGACTCCTTTCATGTCTTCGATTGGCAAGACGAAAGCTACGGCTGTTTACCACGAGTGGCAGACCGACACCCTTGCAGCCGCTACTACCGCTAACGCTGCTGTTGAAGGTGCTGACGCTTCGGACGCTACCCTGTCTCCGACTGTTCGTCTTGGTAACTACACCCAGATTCTGCAGAAGACTATCAAGGTCTCCGGCACTCTGGACACAGTGAACAAGGCTGGTCGCAAGTCTGAGAAGGCATATCAGCTGGCTAAGGCTTCGCAAGAGATCAAGCGCGATCTGGAAACCATCCTGCTGTCGAATCAGGGTCGTTCGGCTGGTGACGGTTCTAACGCTCGTAAGATGGGCTCGCTCCTGTCGTGGATCAAGACCAACTCGTCGGCTCAGACCAACGGTGGTGACCCAACGACTATCGGCGTGTCTACCCGTACTGACGGTAACACCCGTACCTTCACTGAAGCCCTGCTGAAAGAAGTCGTGGCAGAAGTGTTTGTTTCCGGTGGTTCGCCTAAAGTGCTGATGGTTGGTGCAACTGGTAAGCAGAAGGTTAGCTCGTTCACTGGTATCGCTGAGACTCGTTTCAACGTGACTGGTGCTGCTCCTTCGACAATTATCGGTGCTGCTGACATCTACGTCAGTGACTTCGGCAATATGTCGGTGGTTCCTAACCGCTTCATGCGTACCCGCGATGCTCTGATCCTTGATCCTGAGTACGCAGCTATCGCTTACCTGCGTCCGTTCATGACTAACGAACTGGCTAAGGCTGGCGATTCTGACAAGACTCAGATCTTGGTCGAGTGCACACTGGAAGTTAAGAATGAAGCCGCGCATGGCATAATTGCGGACTTGAACATGGCACTTTAATGGATTAGGATATATAATACCTCCTGTGATTATTCATGGGAGGTTTTATGAAATGCTTAGTCGATGGTTGTGATAGTTCCGTGAGGGTAATAAGTCTTGGGTTGTGCTACAAGCATTATGTAAGGCAAAAGACTCACGGAACTACCGAAATAAAAAAATATAGTCGAGGAACATTAGAGGAAAGATTCTGGCGGTTTGTTGATAAGAAGTCTGAAGATGATTGTTGGCATTGGACTGGGCAACTTCTTCCTAATGGTTACGGCAGAATATCTTTAGGCGCTAAGGTTGATGGATCGGATGGCGCACATAGGGTTAGTTGGCGATTGCATAATAAAAAAGATATACCTGATGGTATGTACGTTATGCACAAATGCGATAATCCTAGTTGTGTAAATCCTCATCATTTGTCTATTGGAACGCCGAAAGAAAATTCTGATGACATGATCCGAAAGGGTCGTAAAGTAGTAGTAGCACCTTTAGGTGAAGGCAACGGGAAATCGCTGCTAGATGCCGAAAAGGTAAGATTGATTAGATCAAGCACACTAAACCATGCAGCACTTGGAAGGCAACTAGGGGTTTCTCCTAACTGCATCCGAGGGGTTAGAACTGGTAGAACTTGGTCGCACATCGAGAACTTATGACGGACTTTAGAGATACAAGAGTACACGCGGATGGTGATGGCGGTATCGTCATCGAGACTAAACAGGATGTATCAGAGATCATTGAGGCTAACAAGGCTCAATTAGAGTTTGATAAGCAAAGAACTGGGCATCTCAATGAAATGCACCATGTAGCCAGAATCCCGTTCACGGTCATTGATGACTTGAACAAGATGGGCATCATGAAGGGCTTTAGCATTGTGGATGACGCAGCGTTTGCCAGTTGGCTTAATAATCCTGATAATGCTGTTTGGAAGACTTATCGCGGAACTATCTCTAAGGGGAACTAATGATTGTAGGCGTATGCGTACCAGCAAGGGACGAGGTTCACACCTCTTTTGCATTTGACTTTGCCAAGATGGTGGGCAGAGATTCTAAGCATAGGTGTTCTCAAGATGGTAACGGCCTAAAGCTGTACACAATGGCAGGAACGCTGATATTCGATCAGAGGGAGAAGCTAGTAGATGCTGCTCTCAAAGAAGGATGCGATGCGGTTCTGTTCATTGACTCAGATATGCGGTTTCCTAGTGACACGATTGACATTTTGTTAAGTCGTGAGGTTCCGATTGTTGGGGTCAATGCGGTAACGAGACGTAAGCCTACGCTACCGACTGCTTTGAACCTTGAGATTGAGAAGGATGACGAGGGCAAGATTATTCGTCACGCTTGGCACAAGGTTGATTCGATGGGCAAGGAAGGTATAGAGCCTGTTACAGCGGTTGGTTTTGGTGTGGTGATGATTCGCAAGGAAGTGTTTGAGAAAGTGCCTAAGCCTTGGTTTGATGTGGGTTGGGGATCTAAGGGCATTATTGGCGAGGATGTGCATTTCTGCATCAAAGCCTTGGATGCCGGGTTCCAGACTCATGTAGATCACAGCCTTTCCAAGCATATCGGTCACATTGGTACATACGAGTATCGATGGGAAGATGTAGAAGAAGGCGCTATTGAGGCGCATAACAACGGGAAATAGTCATGGCCTTGACGAGCTATAGTGAACTAAAGACTACGATAGCCAGCTACCTAGCTCGTAGCGATCTGAACTCAGTAATCCCTGACTTCATCCGTCTGGCTGAGGAACGGTTGCGTCGTGACCTGAGAATCCGTCAGATGCTGGTGGTGGCTACGGCTAACAC